ACGCTTCATATTTTTTTCCTTTTCGTTTGTTAAACACACATAATATGGCGGTCTCTGAAGGATTCGAACCCTCGACCCACGGAGTAGAAATCCGTTGCTCTATCCAGCTGAGCTAAGAGACCTTAGATAGAATGAGGGGATTCTGTTTCCAAGCTCCCCTCCAGCTCATGTTAGGCTGCTAGAGCCAAACGAGATGCATTGTTATCGTTTGCATTTACGAGTTTACTTAGTCTAATCGTAACTTTACTACAACCCATCGAGCCTATTTCGCCCCCATCAAAGATACACCGTTGTGTTTCGGTTGGGACTTACTTATATCCATAAGGTTTACCCATGTAGTCCGTGTCGATGTATCTATGGTGGAGGCGTGGGGTACTGCCCCCCAGTCTGGATCGTCTATTTCGAACGCCTCAACAACCAAGCAATGTATTTATAATAGCTGATTTCGTGATAAAAGTCAAGTAATTTGAGATATTTTATCTCTACCCATCGTGGTATTTACTCTTGCTCGAATTTGAGCATTTTCCCAAGTCCAGCATTCACCAGTATCATCTTGGAAACACACCCACATCAGATCGTGTTCAGGTCCATAATCAATAAGGAAGTGGGCTAACCCACGACCTTTCGGTGTCATGATTGGCATAGGAGGATCAAGACGAGTAATCACGGATAGGTATTCTGATTGATGAACGCATCAGCATCAGGACGATACATGTAGTACCGAAGAACGATTGCGATACCTTCAGCAGTTTCCCTATGCATCCAAAGATCCTCTCGTTCAAAATCACGAAGAGGTTCGGTTTTCGTCAACAGGCGATTGATATCTTCTTGCTGAGAGATATAATCTCGCTTCAGTGTATCAACGATAAGCTTATCGAGGAGTGTGTCATCTATTTCAAACTGCATCTTTTCCATCCTTATTTACATCAATAATTGGAAGTGGATACCAAAATCTTCCATCTGAACTACCATACTGGAGCTCCTGACGAACGATACCCCAGTAATCATTAAACGGGTCTTGATCAACAGGATTCCAGCCCCAAATATTTACTACTCTAAGAAGAGGTGGACTAGGCACTGGAACATTAGGTGGATATGGTCTCTTCGCTTCCATCTTCAATCTCCGTTTCCCAGTAGCGGCTGTAAAAGTGCTCGCCATATGCATCAATTTCTTTCTGTGGATACCCTTGCTCAACCAACCACTTCAAAGTGTTCTCTGGTCGAGGATCTGGTAGAGGCATAGGGAACCCATACTTCCAACCCGAAGGTGGATCAATCATCATTACAGTTTTCTTCGCCATTACTCAATTCCTCTATGAGAGAATAGACATTTATTTCATCATCGAAGGCGTCATTAAACCCAACTTCCCAAGCTTCCCAAAGCAATTGGTCGCTAATATCATTATATGGATTAGGAAGAAACTTGTGTGATTTAAGATTATAATGATTGACAGCTGAATAACCTTCTACATAGGCTTGTCGTTCTTCTACGCTAGGAGTCATCAAAAGTCTCCTGGAGCGACTTGCATACAACGAACACCATTCTCACGCCACATCTTGACTACGCGATCACGGTCTTCAAAAGCCAACACTGGATTATACCCTAATGCACGAATTTCTTCGAGCATTTCTTTCTTGATCACAGAATCATCCCTACGGTCGCCCGCTCTACGCATATACAAACCATCAACGTTGATCCCGTTTTGATCCAGCCAAAACTGCGAGACCGAACGATAGCCTTCTTCACGACCAGTGCAAATGAACACTGGAATGTTTCGCTCTATAGCGTAGTTATAGAAGTCAGCAATGTCCTCGTGAACTGGATCATCACCCATATCACGGAACCAACCAGCCCAGTCCTTTTTACCATTAGCAAGGAAGTGCGCTCTATGATCGCTATTACATAGCGTACCATCCATATCAAAGATCCAACAGTTTTTCATCAATTCGCCTTTATCAGTACAGTGTTTTCATTGATGCGGTTTTGAAGTGGCTTATCCGTCTTCAACTCTTCCATCAACTTCTTAAGGACTATTTTACCTGATTTTGGAATTTTGTCAAGAACTATTTCAGGCTTGCGCCCTGTTCCCTTACTCATACTTGTTTTCTCATCATACCCGATGATGCTTGTTCCCTTAACTTGGAGCCCACCACGATCAATCGCCCTGAATACGGTGACGATCTTGTACTTGGTGTTGAACGTCCATAGCTCCTGTGCACCAATAATCTTCTCTGGATTGATCGACGCAATCTTGTATTCGTTATTCTCCTTTTGGTACTTGAAGTTCTTCAGCTTCTTTTCCATAGAAATGGTGCGAGGCTTTTGAGGCTTGCGGACCTTCTTAGTCACATTCCCGTAGCGTTGGGCGTCATCGATGAGCTTGCCGAAGAAAACTACCCGATCCTTCAACTCTTTGCGACTCAGGTAGCTATAAGCCTCTTTAAGCTGTTCATCGCCGCCTTCGTACGCTTGGACCAGTTCATCGAGCCAAGGGGAGTAATTATCGACTATAGCTTGACAATAACCAGCAGGGATAGCGTTTGCCTTCAGCCAATCGTAAAGGTTAAGCTCGTTGTTGCTCTGGTCAAGTAGTTCCTCGATGTCGCCGATGATATCGTGCTGGCGGTCCCTCATACGGTCTTGAATTGTCCGTTTGGAGGCGGCTAGGGAGTCCTCTGACGCCTCACTAGCGGCTGCGGCTACCCTACCCAGAGCCTTGGCCAGTTCCTTCTCTAGGAAGTCGTTCTCAGACGGTACTTCATAGCCACGGTCAAGCATACGGCAACGCCAAGCTACAGTCGTGGGAACCCAGCAATTGTCAAGCTTGGCAAGCAACTTGGCCTCAGCCTTACGGTCGCGCTTTGTGAGGTATTCGGTTATGTACTCTCGTGCGTCATTGGTGTCGCACATGCAATTGTACCAATTGAGCGCCAGTCCATATTCGCCGTTGGTCATGGCGCCAAGGAACTCTGGCTCGTCGCCCATATATTTACGGTTGACCAGATAGGATTCACCACGTGAGATGCGAACCGTTTTCTGCTTCTTAGCTATCATTGCTGCGCGACGAGCCATTTGTTTCTCCTAGCGATAAAAAGTGTAATACGCATCTACCATTGCTTGGATTTCTGGATCCGTATCCTTGTAGTAATCTTCATCCATAATAGACAACAGGACTTCCTCATAATCAAGAACGTCCAGGATGTCCTTACACATCAAAAGATACTGATAGCCGTACTTAGGTTTCTGGACAGGTTGGCCATCGATATTGACAATGCCATCACGAGTAGGGAACTGGACTACATTAATCATTATGCTGCTTTCTTTAGACGGTTGATATTAGCGCACATTTCTTTTAGAGTTTTCTTACGATAAAACTCTAATCCATTAGAATACTTTCGTGAATAAACATTATATGTATATGGAATACATCCATGATAATTATAATTGATCAAATTATCTTTTGAAGAAGCTGGAGGGATTAAAAAGAAATCAATATTACGGGTATGTTCATTATAAATTGCAGCACGAATGTATCCAATTTTATGTTCGGCTGAACCAATCATACCTTTATGAGTAGTATATCCTTTATTAGTCACATAAGAACTGCACGTAGAAGTTTTCGCGTCGCTGTTATCTGCGAAATCACGATGAGCTTCGTTTTGGAGTTGTGACTGTCCTGTCCGAAGTTCAATAATCTTTTCTAAGATTACAGGAGCTAAAGGTACTCCTGATTCTGCAAGATCATTTAGGTGATGAGCGATAGATTCAGGATAAAGATCCTCTTCTATAGCAAGTTTAATAAACGCAAGTTCTTTGTTGATATGAATAGCCATCACACAGCCTCCGCCATTTCAATGGCAGTCTCAAGAGCCTTGGTCTTGACACCCTTATGATAACCGTACCAAGCAGACTGGAGACGATTGTCAGCTGAACGACCATGGAGATGGTCAGTCAGGTAGGTAACAGCGTTGAATGCCTGCCACCAAGTACCAGGAGCATACTCCGCACCAGGCTGCTTCTCGAGCACATCAAGAGCCAACTCAGCGTTCTTCGATACTTCCTTCTTCTTCTTATCGTTCGAACCCGACACAGGGAAGATGCGAGTGAAGTACTCGACGATGTTCTCGTCGTTATAACGTTTCGAACCAAGGAAGGAAGCCATTTCCTTATACTGAGAAAGCTTATCGTGAGCGATACCGAGCATACCCTTCACATCATCAGGATTGAAGACCTTACGGTGACTGATCTTTGCCATCTGCTCAACCTTGCTGTTCAGCGACAGCGTCAAGGTGTTATTGCAGACCACGCGGATAGGGGTAAAGCGAACGTCAGTCGAATGACCGTACTTGTGGAAGTTGGAGAACAACAGGTAGGAATCGATTTGGTCTCCCTTGAACAGAGAGAACGACTCCTTCACCTTAGCCAAGCCCCAAACGATTTGGCCATCGCGGAGCGAACCAGCGGTATGCATCTCCATATCACCAGCAGCCACGAAGTCATTGAAGAACTCGAAAGCTTCCTGGTTCTGCACAGGATTCCAGTCATCAGAAACTACGTCGAGGATCTTGTGATCCTTAGAGCGGACGAGCGCCGACTGACCGACAGGTACGTCTACACCATTCACCTTGGCGTATGCAGGAACCTTATCTACGGTCCAGTTGAGACCAGCCGCATCGAGCATTTGCTCAGGAGTTAGGTCATTAGGAACCTTCGTACCAAGACCATGCCACGGCACATCGCCAGCATAAGCCATTTGAGCAACACCATTCACTTCTTCAATCATATGAGCCATTTGGATTCACCTTCGTTTCGTTTCAACTGTCATTATTCTAGCGTACATCAACTCAAAAGTAAAGCACTTTTATACGAAGTGGGCAGGGAAAAGTTCAGCTAGGACTTTAGGGTTGCCATAGGCAGAAAACTGCCCAAAATGGTGCGAACCTTTGTAATCCCAAATGCCAAACTTCTGGCCATCGATCTCAAATCCCCAGGAGTTGACTACCTTGGTTGGATCGTCGTCGATATTAGGACCGAAACCCAGGATTTCGGTTATAGTAGCAACGTTCATGTCGTACAGAGTACCAGTTTTGGAAGCACCAGCGATATTGATTGGAGTAATATACATCATTTTTCTCCACGAGTGGTGTTGTAGTACATGATCAGGAAGAACACACCGAGACCGATATACAGGTTTGTGCCCAAGCTAATGAACACGATACCAGCGATCAAACTGAGAAGCCCAGCCGCTATTTGCGCCAACGCTTTCAAAACTTCTTTGTCAGCCTTATCCATTACGATTCTCCTCAGTCAGAAGCCCAATCGTCGAGCTTGTATTGCCAAAAGTCAGCGTAGTTTTGGGCTTCCTCAGCTACTTTACTAACAGTTCTCACTTTGAACCAATAGCTACCTTGCTGGGCTTTTGCATCCTCAAGCTGAGCAATCAGCTTGTCGATTTCTTCATTCATACGTTCATCAAGTAGCGACATCATTATCTCCTAGAAACCATTCCACTGAAGCCGACCGTAATCAGCTTGAGAGGAATGGACCCGTAGGTCCAAACCAATTAGGCGTCTTCACGAACGAACTTAGGGCAGACACCAATCAAACGCTCATCACGGAGAATGGCGTCAACTTCCTCACGAGCCAGCGTAGGATCAAAATTAGCTACACCTTCGCCTTCCTCAGCCGCCACACGGGTACCAAAGTCGCGAACCTTACCCTTCGGCTTAAGCTTCGCAGAAACTTCCTTCATGCGAGCCAGATTGGCTTCCTTGATCTTGGCAATTTCGTCAACGTTCAACTCAGCCTTAGCCTTGGCAATAAGCTGCTTAGAAGCCTTCGCAACCTTAGCCTTTGGCGCCTTCACAGGCTTGACGGTAGCCGTACGACCACCCTTAGCCTCCCACGGGCGAACGTCAGGGCTATAGCCCTTAGCCAGACCGTTGATCACCTTGTGGCGGTAATAGACCCGAGCGCGACCAATATCAACGCCGATGGCGTCGGCGATCAGCTGGGAAACTTCATCGTAGCTACGCGCTACGTTAGCTTCCATAATTTCAATCGCGATGCGGGTCTTATCGCCGTGCTTTTCAACCTTAGTAGACTTAACCTTAGCCATAGTAAACCTCACCTAGATAGGGGACCATTCCCCTGTTTCAACCATACACATATTATACCACAGTTATCCAAGCTTGTAAAGCGAAAAGCGAAGCTTGGCAATAACTTTTTTATTACATTTTTGAAACGAACTAAAAAAACTGGACCCTATTGCTAAGGTCCAGTTGTAAGTTTATAATTTTAAAAGCTTTTTCGCCCGTTTAAATTCAATTGAAGCCAAGCTTAAGTCGAAGTTAGGGTGTTTATACATCCAATTTATTTTATTTTCAACTTTTTTCAAAGTATTTTCAAGTTCACACCTAGTAATAAAATCCTCAGTTTTCATTAAAGCTTTTATTTCTACTAGGTCTAAACTATATTCAACCCATTTAGTAGTTGCGTCAATTTTATTAAAACTTATAGTAAACTTAGATTTTTCCCTAGTTACATTAAAGCGGCTTATAAGGGCGCGGGCTTTATTAGGTTTCATAAGGACACCTCCAATTGACCCTTATTCTACCTTATTAAAACAAAAAAGTCAAGCGAAAAGTTCAAGAACTCGCTTTTCATATTCAGACTTGAGCTTAACAAACACTTGAGGCTCTTCGTGGTCTACAGCGATTATAATCGCAATTTGAGGTACCACTAGCGGTAGCCGTTCCTCAACCATCATAGCGTAGCAGGTAGCCTGTAGGAAATAGCTTTCAATCCATTCTTCCTTCTTAAGCTTCTTCGACGTTTTGAAGTCGATGATAGAGTTGACACCATCAAACTCCGCTATGCAGTCGGTAGCGCCAGCTGTCTTGAGCCTATCTGAGTAAACAAAATACTCGAGACCGAACAATTTGCCGATACGTTCATCAATGATAGGACGTAGCTTTTTGAAGGTGTCAATATTTGCTGGCATAGAACCAGTCGGATACGATTCATTATTGAGGAGGTAGTGTTCTGCAATGTTATGAATAGCAGTACCACGGTTGGCAGCTTGAGTTGATATTCGTTTGGCTTCCTCTTCACCAACTTTCTTACGCCATTCGATGAGTGAAGATTTATCGAGTTTCTCATCTAGAATGGTTGTGACTGACTTGTATTTTCCACCTTCTGGTGTCACATAATGTCTTTTTCCGTCAATCACAACTCGTTCTAGTTTAAATGGCGTATAGAACTCATGTTCAAATATTTTTCTCAAGCAGCAATACCCAACCTATGTTTGGAAAGAATATACTCTTTCACCATTGCAGATCTAACAATATCATTTTCATTAAATTCAATAAATTCGAAAGACTTCATACGTTCAATAATTTTCATGAAGTCTTTTAGACCATTTCTATCCTGCTCGCGAGTGAAGTCTGACTGACTGAAATCACCTGAGAAGATAATTTTGCAGTTCTTACCTACACGAGTGATAACTGAATCTAATTCGTGAAGTGTTAAATTGGCAATCTCGTCAACCACAATGATACAATCATTAAGAGTAACGCCTCGTATGAAAGAAGTTGATATGAAATCCACAAGTCCTCGGGACTTAAGTAGCTCGTATGCATCTCCTCGTCCGAATAGCTCAGTGCATATTGCATAATATGGTGCCTCGTATACTTTTGCTTTTTCCTTATTGTTCCCTGGAAGGAATCCCATATCTCTGGTAGGAACAACACTTCTAACAATGACTACTTTTTTATATATGCTTTCAGTTTTGATGACTTCCTTCAATGAAAGATACAACGAGATGAAACTTTTACCAGTACCAGCCATACCATGTAGCATTAAATTTTTACTATTAAAATTTTGATATGTTATTTTTTGGTTGGCTGTTAATGGATCGAAATGCTTGAGGCTCAAATTGTTTCTTTGAACAGTTTCCTCTCTTCCACCTTGTTGACGCTGTATTCTTTTTTGTTTTCTGGTCAATCTTTCTGTCATTGTTACTCTTTTTAAAATGTGTTAATCGTACTCCTAGTATTACCCTTTTTGATATTTTTGAGCAAATCACGAAACCCTTGATCAGGTTTCTTCATTCCTCTACCAGAAGAAAGAGCGGGAGCACCATTAACAAGTTGCGTTATTTGTGAATTAGTTTTCAAATACTCATCTAGAGCAGAGATAGACATAAATTCTATATGCTCCTCGCCAGTGTCATTATTAAGAAACTTGTATGTTGGCATTACAATTTATCTTCCTCGAACGTCGAGTAGTTCGCTTCAAAAGCAGTTTCATCTTCTTCGTCTTCTAGAAGAGCCGAAATGTCCTTGGTGCGTAGGGCACGATCGACTCTCTTTTGTTTCTTCTTTTCTAGGTAGTTGCTGCGATTGTCAGCGTACTCTTCATCATCGTCATAAGACCAATCATTCTTACGAAACTTTTTAAAATTAGACTTGCTCATCACCAATCAATCCTGGATATGCTTCTCTGACGATTTCGGGGGTAATGCCCTTCCAAGGCAACTTCTTATCTTTGATAGCACAAAGAAGTTTTGCATCGGCAGGAGCAATTGTTTCTAACATTTCAACAAACATAGATTCACGCTTGTTCTGCTTCAAGTTGGGATTTCCACCTTCAATAAAATGAACGAGCTTACGAACATCATGGATCAAAACGTTTTCTTGATCGACTAGATCACTTGGCTTATATGGTGGATCTCCTTCTGGAAGTAACCAAGTGATACGAGGATCAAATGCTCCTTGAAGGATTGTTTTGATGGCAAAATGATCATTCTCTTGAAGAACCTTTACCTTTTCTTCTTTCTTCTTGAATTTCGAAACATTCTCTAGAAATTCTGCCACTCCAATTCGTTTACCCATTAAAATTCTCCGATGTGTTCCATTAGGTTTTTAAGTTTATTTGCAATAAAATAGTTAAACATCTTATCTCTGTTTTTATCTGTTTGTGATTCAAATGATTCTAGAATCTTCTGCTTAACATTTTCTGGTATCATATTTAGATCAATCAAATGCTTGTTACGCATAAAATTACGAGCAAGAGGATGATCATGTTTACCATCAAGACCAAGATCGATAAGAGCATCAATCTTCTTCTGTGTCAAAGGTTTTTGACGCTCGCCAACAACAAAACAATTGTCAGGAGAAAGTACGTTAGGAACGCCATCACCGCTATCTCCCTTAAGGATATGCTCTTGTAGGTAACGAGTAGGATTATCATGTGAGATAAACTTTTTGCGGACAGGATCATACTGCTTGACACAATCATGTATGTGCAACTGAATAAAATCTTTATCGCCAGAAAGAATTAGGATATCTGTACCATAGTTTGCATCACCAACTAAAGTTGCAATGATGTCATCCGCCTCGGCAGATTCAATATCAACAACACGGTAGGGGAAATATTCTTTGAGCTCAGCACGAATTTTATTCATGCATTCGAAGATAATTTTCCAATCAAGCTCGGAAGAATCACGAGACTTCTTACGGTTAGCCTTGTAATAAGGGAATATCTGCTTGCGCCAAATATTGGTATTATCACAAGCAATAACAAGTTCTCCATATTCTTCTCCAAACTTTTGCTTATATGATCGGAGAGAATTGAGAACCATATGGCGAACCATGTTTTCTTCAATTTTAGCATTCGTATGGTTGCCAATTTGCATATGTAAATTTGACAACATCACCTGGTTGAGGTCAACGATAATCATAACAATACAGCTTTTAGCTGTTTCCTTTCTCGAGGTTTTTGAATGTGATATTGATTTTTTTAGCCAAACTGAACACACCTTCGTTTGACAAGTCTGGTTCGAATATATTCTCGGATATTTGTTGAAATGGATGATCCATATTATGATACTTACAAAGTATAGACCTAATAGCTTCTACAATGAAAGCTGCATCTTTGATATTAGGATCGCTAGATGGATCATCTTCATCATCAACATTAAAATCAAATCCAGCAGATTCTAGATATGAAAACAAAATAGGAACGACAGCTTGCAACGTTTCATTAACATGATGATTTTTCACATGAGAAATTTTCTCATCTACTTCATCTAAATTTAATGGAGCTGGCATTTTATTTTTTAGAGGAAACGGTATGATGTTATCCATCGAGTTACCTTTGTTAAACTGACTCTGTATTATTTATAGTCTCAAGTTTTGTAGATAAATCTACCATCATCCCTATTCTTAAGTATACCTGCATTCTTCTGAGAAATCAATGATTCCATCAAAGAAATCCATTCTTTCTCACGACGACTCCAATTGAATCTAATATCAGCATATGACTTGATGAAAGCCAATTCAGGTGCAATTGTTTTACTTCGAACTGATCCGATAGCTTCTTTGAGAAGCAAAGCAAATCGATTTGCATGGATATTAATATCTTCGTCGAATGGATACATGCGTGTCAAACCACCACCAGTATCCCATAGAGCGCCAAGATTACTGTGCACACAAAGCACCTTAGCCGACATAGCTTCCATCAAGCTAATACAAGAAGACTCCACCCAAATAGATGGGTATGCGTAGATATGCGCCTTTTGTAAGGCTTCACGAATCAAATCGTTCTTTTGGAACCCATGATAATTGATTTGAGAATGATTATTACAACGATCGAACAATTCTTTATAATGAGAGTCTCTCTCACCCCATCCATACATGTTGAAACTCGAGTAAACGTCGAGCCTAATGTCTTTGTCATCTTCCGCCAAACGCTCGAAAACAGGAACCAGTAACTCTAATCCACGATGAGGTGTAGTATGATAGATCAAGTTAACTGTTTCAGTAGGATCTGGCTTTTCAACGTTATTATCAAATGGCTCTATAGCATTACAAAGAGTAACACACTTCCAATATGGAATATTGAAAGCACGTTGAAAAACTGTTCGTTGCCAGTCAGAATTGAAAACCAGCATATCAAAGTTTTTCCATCCATTATTCTTCAATGGACCAATAGCGTTTGGATCTTCAGGTAGATCCTGATGCCAATAAATTTTGATAAGATCAGGATTGAGGGGCTCCTGAATACGAGAAACAAAAATTTGAAACTGATCAGTGAGCTCCTGTGGGAGACGCTCGATCAGCTTATACTTCATCATTTCACTACCACCCATCGCCTTTGCGCTGAGTTCATCTTTAGCTAACGGCATAGTTCTCTTTCCATTGTTTAATGTGATCAATTACGTTGTGTTTTGCTTTCCAACCTTGAACGTTCGGTAAGCTTAAAGTTGTATGTAGTTCATATGGACGTTTGTCCAGCTGATACTCGATAGGATGATCGAACGCTTCTGCAATTTCCTGAATAGAATAATTTTGACCAGCGCCAATATGAAACACTCTATTCATATCATTCTTCTTCAAGATAATATCAAGAGCATCGATGGTATCATCGATATGAGTAAAATCACGTCGACGATCTGGACCATATACAGGCAGAGTAAAATTTTCCTCTACCTTCTGTTTGAATTTGCGAATAACCGTCGTATACTCGCCGAGATCTTTCTCTCTCATCGAGCCATATACATTGTAAAACTTTACAATAGAAAAGTCAATACCATAATGCATATTATACAAATACAAAATGTCGTCACACACCTTCTTAGAGAAAGTGTACGGATTATTGAACTTGTCTGTGAATTCTGTTGTCGATGATGATGCGTAATATAACTTACCAGAGGGATTGGTCTCTCGCATGTACTCGAGGATAGCAATCGTACTCTGGTAATTATTTAGCAATGTTTCTTCTGGGTAATCGAACGACATAGAAATTCTAGCATTGTTAGCTAGATGATAAATTATATCATACGTTTTTGTTGCTTCTTTGCAGTAGGTAACAACATCAGTAATGTAATACCTTACATTCTCATTATCTACTCTCCATCTAGCGTCGCCTGTAGAAAGGTTGTCAACAACATCAACTGAATGATCTCGCATCAACCTTTCTACAAGGAAACTACCAACGAACCCTAGTCCACCAGTCACTAAAATACGCATTAGCTGTTCTCTGGTACTGGGTCTTCCATAGAAGGAGCCTGACGCTCAATGTATGCAGTATTATAACGTTGGAACTTGAATGCGCTGGTTGCAACTTCGATAACCTTTTGAGGATCGAAAGGTTTGCAAGAGAAAACATCAAGATACATAGTGTCGTTTTCATCAACAAAATGACCAGTAATATTACTAGTTTCGATTAGCTGAACAAGAGTGAAGCCAGCCTTATTACCACTACCAAAATTTACAACCTGTGGTTCGCCATAAGCAACCATGTTGATTTCTTGTACCAATTGCTTGGCGAAAGCTGAAATGTTTTCAGCACTTGTGATTGCTTCGTGATCGCAACCTGCACAGTCCAAAATAAGATGATAACCCCAGTATGCCATAATGTTCTCCTTAGCCCCCAACAGGATCGGGCTTGTCATAGTTAATTTTGTTGATGAAATTAAGTTTTTGTTCTTCTGACCAATCCTTAAGATAGCCATTGTCTTCGTCGAACATGCGAAGGTATTCTTCCTTATTTATCTCTCTATATGAGAGGATAACAGGGGAAGGTCTAAGGTGCTCTTGAGAAAATTCATGAAATTCTGTGTCATCATATTCCATGATG